TTCATGGTATCAGTGGTATTTGTTTTGCTCCGAATCGCGTTTGCTATATCGGTTAAAGTTTTATCTTGAATTATCTTAGCCATATCAGTAATTTGTGTCCTCTGCATTCTCTAGATTAAGTGAAATTATATTATCCTCTGATATTGTGATACCTGTACCTGCTGTATAAGTGATTTGGGCAGGTATATCGTCTTGGGTTATATAATTTGTATCGTTAGTGAAGATAGAAAGGTTTGCGCCCTTGAAAGCTATATTTGACTTATCATTTGTATAAATGGGGTCTGTCTCAGCGGGTATATCATCTTTTGTAATGAATTTAGAATCATTGGTGAGAAGGGATATATTGTCTTGCTTCTTTATAATGTTTGGCTTATCTTTAGTATATAGCGGGTCTGTCTCGTCTTTCTGTTCTGGTACATCAGATAACGTAATATAACCAGAGTCATTTGTCAGAGAAGATATATTCGCGCCACTAAAAAGAATATTAGGTTTATCTTTTGTGTAAACAGGGTCTGATTCATTCGCTTGTTCAGGTAAATCCTCTTTGGTTATATAACCCTTATCATTTGTCAAGAGAGATATTTTATCTTGCTTAAATAAAATGCTTGACTTATCTTTTGTATACACAGGGTCAGTTTCTGTAAGCTCAGGCAAATCATCAGCGGTTATAAATCCCTTATCATTATGAAGAGTAGATATATCAGAGCCCTTAAAAACTATGCTGTCTTTGTCTCTTATATATACAGGGTCAGATTCTTCTTTCTGAGCAGGTACGTCTGACTTTGTTATGAATCCAGAGTCATTTGTTAAAGAGGATATATTTGCACCGACAAATACAATATTAGGCTTATCATTGGTATATAAGGGGTCAGATTCTGTTGGTATATCTGATTTTGTGATATACTTGCTATCATTGACAAATTCAGATATATTGTCTCCCTTAAAAGCTATATTGGGCTTATCCTGAGTATATATAGGGTCAGTTTCTTCTGTATGGGCAGGTATATCTTTCTTTGTTATATATCCTGTATCGTTAGTCAAGAGAGATATATTATCTCCTTTATGGATTATATTCTCTTTGTCTTTGATATAAGCAGTAGAGTCATTACCACTTAGAATTATGGTGTTATTGTCATGTATAATCATAAAATGAATCCCCCAAATATAAAAGTCCTTGAATTAGCGTATTATATTCTTCTGATTTATTTTTAACCTTAATCTCATACTTATAATTACCTGAAATTAAGTCTTTAGTATCATCATTCGTTAGAATATAATTGATTGTGTCTGTATCGCTGTCTACAGTGATTATCTTTTGTAAATCTATGGTTTCACTTGATATATTCTTCTTGATTGTAAGATATACTATATCTCCTGATTCAAATATACCATCGGATAAATTAAGGTATAAGGGTTCTGTATCGCCCTTAATCATATAAATATTATTGTTTTCGTCTATTCTCATGTATCCTCCTTAATCTATGACTGCTAAGACTGTTGACCTGCAATTACAATGCATCGGTGGATAATTAACGCCTACTCTTGCGTCAGCTAAATTGAATATACGACCATCTAAACGCTTACAAATATCAGATACTCGTGAATCATGAGCCGCTAAATACTTATATCGTGTTATACCAGAAGCTATATATCTATCTCGTATAGATTGATTCTGAACATATGTTAATTCTGTTCTAGCAATTCTATCTGCTTTGTAAAGAGAGACATCAAAAGCATTTTGAATCATTTTAGTTAAATCGTCTTTACCTGCGCCGACAGTTAAACAGTTTATAAGACCTTGTTGCAATCGGTTGTTTAATTCGGCTCTGTTAGACCAGATTCTAGAAGAAAAGTGTCTGCCATCAGAACACCAAAGAGAATTAATTACCTGTTGTGCTCTGGTTGAATCGAATTGTCCAAACTGTATTGTGTTAGGTGTATAGCGTGTCAGATTATGATTTGCTATACCATTATATAAATCTGTAAGCTCAGTATTGTCAATCTGATATTCTGCGCTAGCACAGTTATTTATAATCTGCTGTAAGGCTCTTATCTGGTCTACATATTTATTATAAAGAAGCAAGTCATTTACAGTTGAAGGTCTCCAACGTGAATGTAAATGCTCCCATTTAGAGGTTAGTAAATCCATAACCTGATTCATTGTTTCAATATATAGCTGGTTTAACTGGTCTAACATCTGTTGATGTGTTTGATTTGCCATATATTCAGCTTGTCTGGATATACGGTTCGCAAAATATGTTGCCGTACTCATTATTCAGTTTCTTCCTGCTGTGTAGTATTATGTTGTGTAGTGGGCTGAGTTGAAAATCCGGTCAAAAGATTAGGCAAGGTTTCAGTTGGGTATAAGTCCTTTTCTTTCTTCACCTTTTCAGCTTCTGCTTGTGGGTCAGAGACAAAAGGTAAGAGGGTAAGAAGTGTCTCGTTCGACACAGTACCATTGAGCATAGACACAATTTGAGCCGATTCAAGAAGATTCTCTGGTAAGTTACGTGTAAAGACAATATCAATGTCGCGCCAAATCTCAGTGTCAGATTCAGAGGTCAATCTAAGAATAGTGGAAATAAGCTCTATTCTCTTTCTCATTCCCTTAGTTAAATGGTTTACGATATTAGCAGATTGATTCTCAAAACCAATTAACTTATATCGCATAGCAATGCCGGATTGAGCCAGAAGTTTCTCATCACTAAAATCTGGTGACTTAGAGATTTTGTGGATATTGTCGTTTATCTTCTTAAGAATATTCTCAATCTGTGTGTCTGAGATAGCTTTAGTGAGATAAGAAGCAGTCGCGCCCTCATCGAGTAAAATAACTCGGTTCTTCTTCATATCACTTATATCTTCTGGGTCTGCGTCCATGCCTGTAATAACTAAATATGCGTCACAGAATGCTTCAAAATCATCGACTTCAGCAGATTGTAGGGTATTATAAGCATCCTGTAATGTCATGATATTAGCGAATATAGATGTGTCATCATCTGTGGTGTATTCAATCACAGGTACTTGTTTATAGTAATGCTGTTCTTCGGATATAAGTTCAAAGGAAGAATACTGCTCATTTGTCTTATAAGTCGTTATATTCTTAGAATCATATACTTGGACATAATAGTCTTTAGTAATGGTGCTGTTCGCGCAATTGTCTACTGAATATAATCTTACAGCATATAGAATCTCATGGTCTATGGTGTCATCATGAATGCAGAACATATCTGTAGGCGGTATAATCTTATATCGGCACTGTCCATCAGAATCTATATAGTGTAATTCATAAGCATGACCATATATAAGTAATTGTTTGGTTAATTCGGTATCCTGTTGCTCTTTGTCATTATAATTTAGAACATTGGTGATTGTGGAAATATCTGCGTCCGATTTGTATGTAGTTGGTATACCGATAATATAACCTGCGTAGTTGGTGACTATATCGTAACAATAATTCGTAATTATCTTGTTACATGGTTTTGTGGGGTCTTCAAAATACTTATTCAGTATATCCTGCTTGCCATCATAGTAGCTCTTGAATTTATTTAACAGAACAGTATCTGATAAATGCTGTGATAAGCAATTCTTTAGTATATCTTTTGTAAGTGGAGTATCTTTGCTTAAAATATGCATAGGTTTTTTATAATGCTCCTTTGCTTAGTGTTTTTATTTTGGGCTTCAAATCTATAATCTGTATAGAATATCTTAATGCGTCGAGGAAATGGTTATACAAGTCTATTGGTTCATTTATATAATTTCCGTCTTTGTCTTTCTTCCATGAGTAATTTTCTAATTCTTCGATTGTCTGTACACAATGAGGATTTACTACTATCTTAAGCTGTTGTAGTTTCTGGATACCGTGTAAAATCGAATCTGCGCCTTTTTTACATTCTCTTATCCTATATATATTATGTTGCTTAATTTCGGCTATAGATTTAGGTTCTGCCGAATCTGCTATAATCTCAGATTTTGCATATCCTTTTTGTCTTATAATCTTAGCTATCTTATCATTAGTAAGCCCTGTATCCCCATATTCATCGAAAATATATAATGTATTAGAATCCTTAAAATACAAGCTAGCTATAAGGGCTGTCTTGTCATTTACAAATCCAAAATCTAAACCAATACATAGCTTGCCTTCGGTTGTATCATCTATAATGCCTGTAGACCAATTATAGTATACAAGTTTGGATAGTGTCGCAAAATCTCCATCAGCATATATTTTATAATAAGTCGGATTAGATTGTCTCATGTCTTCAAGAGAACGAATATAATCATCTGGAAGGAAGGGATTATCTTTGTAAGTGGTTTTTAATATAAAAGTATCGGAGGGTATATCCTTGCCATCGAACCATTGTTTATAAACCCAATTAGCTTTTGAAACAGGGTTAAATGATAAATAAACCTGATTGTTTGGTGTTTTAGCCCTGACACGCAATACAAGCTGTGTAAAATCGTTCTGTGTTAATTCAGTGGCTTCTTCAATCCATATATCAGTTATTGAAGCAATGGATTTTATTTTCTCAGGGTCATCAAGACCACGGAACATAAAAATAGAACCATTTGGTAAATGTATCTTAGGTGGTGTATTGTTAATCTTGATAAGGTCAATATGGTTCTTGAATACTTGGAACAGGAAGTCTACGATATTCTGAAAGACAGAATCACGGATAGTTGCGCCGACTTTACGGATAACAAGTATTTTGCGTTTTGATTGTAGGGCTTTTAATACTAATTTCTGGGCTATAAAATAAGATTTGCCAGAGCCTGCGCCACCATAGTAAATTTCAAACTTATGGGCATAGTCAAAAAGGTGTGCCCTGTAAGCAGGACACACACATTTTGAACTTAGATTTATTTTAGCTGTCATCGGTGTTATTTGATTCTTCTTCTGTGTCGGTCAAAGTAACATTGAAATTCAGATTGTCAAGGGATTCTAAAGTAAGCTTCTGCTTCTGCAATCCCATTTGCTTCTGAATCAATTCAAGAGCCTTCAACCTATCTTTGGGATAAGCAGTTTCATCCATCGCAATTGTCTGCAATTGTTTCATGATTAGTGGGGCTGTGATGTGTAAATCCTCAGCCATTTTATTTATGGAGTCGTTGATATACTTATATACGTGTGGATTCTCCAATGTCTTGAAAGCAGAGGAATTATACGCCGGATTTTTATTATCAGGATAAGCCGCTTTATATGCGTTAGTTGCATGGAAGCCATTAGTCAAATAATATTCACAGAATAAACGCTGTTTGGGCGTTAATCCATATTCATCGAGTTTTGACATCTGAATCACGCTCCTTGATTATTTTTTCGAGTTGGTTTATATAAGCTATATTTTCTTGTTCGTGTTGGTCTATTAAGTTAAAAACCTCTATAATGTCTTTTTGAGGATATTTAAGAATTATATTCGCTATTTTACTTACTGGATATTTGCTTTGTATTTTCATCGGTTTAACAGCTCCTCAAATGGAAATACTTCATATGTATTTAATGTATAAAATTCAATATTAGGTATTTTACGTGCCAGATTCAAATTAAGAAGATAACCGCAATTATATGCTTGTTCTTCTGAGTTATAAGATTCTACGTATCTAATTTTGTTATTCTTAACATATTCTCTTAATACTGACAAATTCATATAGTAGTATTCATTACGTTGTGGAGAATAATAAAGCAGATAATCAGCTTGGCTTTTATATAACCAGCCATTCGTTGAGTATCCATTGTCACGTTTGGTTTCTGTTTCTATAAAAAGATTATTTGTCTCATTCAGTCGTAAATCTGTTTTTATTTCATACGTTGTTCTGACGTCATAGTGTAACTGTAAAGGACGTGATTTCGAATCAATTACAATATCTATATCTTTATCTTGAAACATTTTTATCTCTGATACATCATGAAGTATACATGGCTGTCCCCATTTATTACAAGCAGGCAGTTCGGTTTTTACCGCATTTATTACTATTCGTTCGCCCGCTTTTGCGACAGCGTTTTGTCTAAAAAAGTTTGGATGTGAATTTGCGTCAAATTTCATTGCTTCTTAAGCTCCTTGTAGTTATCTATCTTTTCGAATATCTTGTCTAAAAGTATGTCAAAGAGAATTTCGGCTGTTGCAATAAACAGAGCCATAAGAATTATAAGCAAAAAGCTAATTAAGATATTTGCCATTTTATTTATCCTTTCGTTGGATTATGAGTTTTATTGTATTTTCGGGATACAAAAAATCCCTAGTGCAGAGATTATTTATTTTGTCTCTACACTAGGGTTATTACCATATTTTATATATTATTTTACATTGTTATCTAAAATTATTTGTATTTTTAAGCCGCAATTTTTGTATTCAAAAGCGGTAAGTTCGAGAAGACATATACCTTGCACTCGTTACGCAAAGCTCTTGCTCTGCCAATTGCTTGGTATAATTCTTGTTCAATAGCCCATAACTGAATTGTTTGAAGGAAATTGTCTTCAAAGGTCATAAATGTGAATTCATATCCATTACGTTTTACATTCTGTCTCTTTAACTTGCAATCATCACAATCAAGGGAAGAAACATTTTTACCTAACATAAGTGCATAGAGCATATATGCGTCTTGATTTATATGGGGTGTGCCAACTACTAATAAGTCTTGTCCACCATAGACATCTATGCCTGAGCAAGCACCGAAATGTGCTATTTGATTTGTAAAGCCATTATTTTTGAATAACTGCTCACAATTGGCGAATGTAATCATATTGATATTTTTGTCAATATTAGGTACTGAATTTTCAATATAACTTATGGTTCTATTTACATCTGCTCTAATAGCGGCTCTAGCCGTAGAATATTTAGGGTATTGGTAAATAGTGCCGGTCGTGCAATCCACGTCATTGTCAATCCTTATGTTACCTATATCTGTGAATACTAATCTGTCCTTGAACATATATTCGCACATTTTCTGGTCTAAAGTAGCTGAAAGAATTATATAGGTCTTATCGGTTCTAAGCTGAGAGATAATAGACTTGGCGCACAATATATTGTTTTCGTTCTTGATTATAAAATCACTAGTAAGGATATTAGGTATATTTGTTTCAAGTCTATCGGCTAAGGTCGCAATACATCTATTCATCTTTTTTGTATCGCTTATTTTTACTTTGGGGAAGGGCATATATATAAACTGGGGCATACTATCAATAGTCTTCTGAATTTCCTTAAGTTGCTTAGTGGTTAAGTCATCATCGCCATATTCAATTTCCATCTGGTGTATAAGTATTGTAAGGTCATCAGGATTATATTCTGTTATCTGTAGAAGCGATTGTGTTATGTCCTCATCAATCAAGTATGTTTCGATATTAGGATTTTTCAAATGAAGCATATTTGCGTGTGTTGTAATCACTGTATCTGCTTTTTTCAAAGAATCTATATTGTTCAAGTAATTTGAGATATAATTAAGTGTATCACGTGAATACTGTGGGTTGCTTACAGAATCCATTAAGAATTTAGTAGCTTCACTATATTCGCCCACTTTAAGAAGCATCTGATATTTTTGGTTTATTGTGTCATCTGGACACATAAACTTCTGTTTACATGCTATATCGCTATTAGAGGCATGACTATTTAAGATTCTGTTGTATACTTCGTTCTTAAGGTCATGTGTGGGCAATGCGACACAAACATTGCTAAGATTCATGGAAGTATATATTTGGGTCTTGCCAATACCTGTTGGGGCTTTAATACAATGTATCTTATTATCATTTGCGGTCAGAGCTTCACTGATAGCCATATAAGTATCATTTTCAGCGTCTGTCTTGGAAATATACGTAATCTCAGTGTCACTTAATTTTCTTATCTTGTTATTTATTTTTTTCGGGTTTGCACTTAACATATTCAATCCTTCATTTGGGCATTCATCTTTATGTGGACAGAAGTTTTCACATCTAGCGGGACAATAACCCATCTTTCTAGCATACTGCGTGATATTATATTTACCGCTGATATTGTCTTCTGTATAAGCGTATTCGTGTCCTTCTACGTTATTATCTACCAATTCTTCAAACTCACTGTCTCCGCCTTCAATACAAGCGTAATTTGAACCGATACCAAAGAGTATGTCGTGACTTGCCCAATATTCACGGTTGTTTATCTCTCTGACAAGTCTACAGTTATCATTGAGAGCTTGGAAATCAAAGTTGCGTATGAGGTCTTCATTATACGATTCTTTACGCTTCTCAACACTATAAGTAACCTTGGTTTCGCCTTTCTTATTTGTCTTGATTTTTTCAGGTTTAGCGAAATTAAAGTCATAATATTGAGCCGTGCGCCAATCCTGATATAATACATGACCTGCAAACTCGTCTGAGTGTAAGAATCCCCAATCAAAATTATCAGTATCATTTTTTGACGTGTTTGCCGCAAATTCTATATTATAATATATAGAGCTTGCGCTGTTTACGTCATTTTTTGAAGCAACACATTCACAAAAATATTTGTCTTTTGAAGTGGGGCGAATATCAGGTATGTCATTGCAGATATTTAAGCCTGCGGTTTTACAATAATCTTTTATATATCTAGAATAATTATTGTGTTCATCAGTATTCTTAAGATAATTAGGCATTGCTTGTGTTATAAGAGTTATGGGATTAAATGTTGCATCATAATCAGTGTATATAAGGGATTTGCCACCATATATCAATCTAGCGGCATCTTTACAAGCTTTATCTGATTCAGGGCATATAACCATAAAAGCATGGACGATAGCACGTCTTATAGCGGGTATAGTGATTAAGGTATTAGAATTGAAGACTAATCTAAATTTATGCCATTCAGGGCTATCAGAGAATGTAGTATATCCAAAACATGGTCTGATACCATAACTTATCAGTCTATTGATAATTTCATCATGATTTGAGTTATCATCAAAATCTAATGCAAATATCTTCTGAGAACGCCAATCTACAGCTTTATCACCGATAGATTCATGACAGTACATACTGTGTCCGGATACAAGATATTCAGATAATTCTTGTACTGAAGTTTCTGTAAGACGCATATGTTTACGTACTGTACCTGCGTTATCTGGTTTACTAGTGTGTCCTTGGTCTTCAAGCATTAGGTTTATTTTTTCGTTATTATTCATTGTGTTTTTTACCTCTAAATTATATATAATTTGATTTTTTTGGAAATCAGCGAGACAATTGTTCCGATTCTCGTTAATCTCTTTACCCCAGTTATTACTTGATTCAAATGGGCTTTATCACAACAGAGATACAAAAATAACCCTGAAAAACAAAAAAGGGCATAGTTATACTACGCCCTTCAATATAATTACAATTTGTTTTTAGGATTATCTTTAGTAAGGTATTCTATTATGCCAATCATTATATCACACGGATTGGATTTTGTCAATGGATATTCTAAGAATTTTGTGTGAATATTCTTATGGGCAAAAAAATACCCTTGTCACCGGAACAATGTGACAAGGGTATTTTCGAAAGGATATTTTAGAGGTAAATGACTATTATTTGTCTTTGGTTTACAATAAATATATTACGTGATTTGAAGTTATATTTTCATATTAAAAAATAAAAAAATATCTTGACAAATGCTTGAAGATATGATATAATATATATGTGAGCGGCAGTTTAGACAATGCATCTAGAGAGTTAGGGTCTAAAATGTCTAAGTAGAGTAAGAGATTTATTCGATAAAATCAGGCAAAATTAGAGTAAAAGGAATTTATATCTGCAAAAGTGATTCAGGTTCTAGTGAGGGCAACTTCATGCAGGTTCAATTCCTGTTACCTGCACCAAACCGTAGAATACACACTTTCTACAGACAAAAAAGTCCTGATTTTACAGGGCTTTTTCGTTTTTATATTCGTATAAGTCTCTTACCACAAAAATAAACAGACCTCACTAGATTATTTACGAAAAATGAGTAGTCTAATGAGGTCAAAAAGGTGGTAAAAATGAGACAAAAAATCCAAATGACAAGCGCAACAGACAGTCCAGTCAAAGGCAAAAGTATGACTTTGCAACAAGGGGTTGACTTATTCAAGGCTCACTGTGTGGCAAGAAATTTGTCTGAGCAGACAATGAAGACATACACGTATTATCTTAACCATCTCTGTGAAGACATCGGTTCGGATACACCGTTGTGCGAAATAAACGCATCGACAATAGAACAACATATCATATGGCTGAGGGAACAAGGCAACAATAACGATGTGAGTATCGCAACGAACATCAGACATATAAGGGTCATGATGTACTATCTCATGGAGTCTGGATACATGCAGACCTATAAGATACAACTTCCTAAGTATGTTAAGGACGTGAAAGAAACATACACCGATACTGAGCTACAGACACTCTTAAAGAAGCCAAATGTGAAAGAATGCAGCTTCACTACCTATAAGACATGGGTTATGATAAATTATCTCATGGCTACTGGTAATCGCTTGACAACTATGATAAACATCAAGATACAGGATTTGGATTTTGACAATGGAATGATAACACTCCATGTCACAAAGAATAAGAAGGCTCAGATAATACCTATGTCTCATGCCTTAACTGAGATACTAGCAGAGTATTTACAGATAAGAGGCGGCAAGCCAGAGGATTATCTTTTCTGTAATGCCTATGGAGAACAAGCGAACAAGAAGTGTGTACAGGATTCAATTGCTCTGTACAATGAGAAAAGAGGTATAGAAAAGCACTCTGTACATCTATTCAGACACACTTTTGCTAAGTTATGGGTCTTAAATGGTGGAGACGTATTCAGGTTGCAGAAAATACTCGGACACGCTGACCTCAATACAACAAGACAGTATGTGAATCTGTATGCGACAGAGATTCAGCAGAATTATGAGCAGTTCAGTCCTCTTGACAATTTGAAAGTAAATGACAAGAAAATTACCATGAATAAAAAATAAGTATAGCCGTGCAATACAGCACGGCTATATCTTTTTACTTCGTGATAGTGTAAACAAGGGGCTTCTGAATCTTGTTTAGCTGTTCTTTCAGTTCTTCAATCCGCTTCTTAATTTCCTCGGCTTCTTTATTGTCATTGTCATTCTGTGTAGCGCGATTGACATAGTACTGTAAATCTTCATCGTTTATATCAGCCAGCTTATCAAGTATATCATATTTTTTTGCCTTGATATACTCTTTCGTAAGGTTGCTGAAACTTACATAGTAGCGGTTTCTTTCAGATTTAGTACGAATGCCTTTGCAGGTATCTATAATGTCTTTGAGTTCATCATCGGTAAACAGGTCAGGGTTCTTAGGTGTATAAGGTTCTTTCTTGGCTCTTGGCTTCTTAGTCTTCTTCTCAACAGTCTCAGTGGTTTCTTCTGTAGCAACAGTAGTAATTTCGTCCATAACAATAAAACCTCCTTTCTATGATACATTATATCACAGAAAAGAGGTCTTGTCAATAGGTTTTAGAATTTTTTAATCAATCAAGTGATTTTTTATATCTACGACATCATGTTGGATAATGTCGAGCTTGCTAGAATATTTATCAATAGTCTCAATTGCCTTAATGGTCGCGGCTCTCTGCTCTTTTATCTCTCTTGCGTAATCATCAATTGTGGTCTTATATTCAAGAATAGTAGATTTATATTCTTCGTCATGTGTTTTCATCATCTGAAATTGCTTATACACAATTACGATTAACACAACTACCATTGCAACCGGAAACGCTAGATTAGAGAATACAGCGGTAATTGATTCTAACATATTTATACGCCCTCCAGTTCAATAAAAGGTAAAAGAGCTTTAATGTCAGCAGGTGAGATGTTTATATTGTCCTCTATGTTTATATGTATCTTCTGTATATCTAAGTCCACTTCTTCTTTAAGAAGACTTTCAAGCTCAGAATCATTATGGTCTGCTCTCTTTTGAATCTCTAGTCTCTTATCATCAAAGAAAGATAATTTAGGGTTGATTTTTTGCTCTATCATCTGATAGACTTGATAGCTTGTCTTAAGTGGTAATTCCTGTGCGTATAAACGTCTTAATGCAGGAACTGTATTAACTAATTGTCCTAATGTTATTCTCATATTTATAAACCTCTGTTTTAGTTATATTTAAGCTGTAGTGACCACTTTGCCACCTGATGTGAGTTTCTGGTCATAGTTGCAAGCAAGCTCCACATACTTATATGAATTGTAATACAAGCGTATTTTCTGGGCATATAAATAATTCCACAGATAAGATGAAGAACCTAAATTATATGAGCCAGAAGAATATGGATTCAATTCTTTAGAGTTATTTAAGCTTACTGAATAAGAACCGTACTCTAATTTGGATACAGAGCTTGAAGACGATGAAGGTGTAAATTCTGTGCCGCCTATGGTTAGTTTACCGCTAGAGTTACAAGCGAGCGCAATTGAACGTGCGGACGAATAACACAGATACAATGTCTTTATATAAGCATTGTCCCAATACTTACTGGATGTACCCAAATCGTAATCAGTGGAATTAGGTGCTAATACACCACTTGAAGATAATGTAATTGTATAGGTACTATTTTTGATTGTACTAACGTCAGCACTAGCGGGTTTATATTCAGAGCCATTGACATATAGCTTACTGGATTGTATTGTTAAATAGCCGCCTGTTGTCTTGTTACCCAAATATATCTTACCAAAGGGATGAATAGAATCTCCTATGTCCCAATCACCAGTGGAATTGTTAGTTGTTATGCTTCTGTTTGTTGAACTGAAAGTTATCCAGTCTGTCCACGCCCATGAGCCAAAAGTAAATTCATTGGCATAGAATCGCATATCAGTATACTTGGTTGCGCCTGCGGGGCTTCCACCTATATATAACGTACTGGTTGAAGAACAATCAATAGCTATATTAGAATAGGTACTGCCAGAGTATATTTTATTAACTTTGAGTGAGGATACATCTATTCTATCGGCTGATATTGTACCTGTAGTTATATTCGAGCCGTTTATACTTGTTGAACCTGATTGTGATAAATCAGAGAATTTTACGTATCCAGTTAATGTTATACTGCTTGAAATTATATCTACTGTTCTATCAGTCATGGTAAAATCAGTTTCTGATGTGCCGGATTTTATAAGCCAGTTTATTTTATCCGCTGTCTGACTTACAGTAGATACAGTAGTTTCTAACTCAGTGGTTTTATTCTTAGCATCTGTAGCAGTGGTATTTGCGTCTTCTGCTGTTTTCTTAACAGAAGATACAGTAGTTTTAATCTCAGTAGAGGTCTGCTCTAAAGACGAAACATTCTCTTGAAGAGTAGCAGTTTTATTTTTTGCGTCGGTAGCATTTTTGTCTGCGTTCTCTGCTATCTTCTTAACTGAGGATACCTCAGTACTTATAGATGTAGCAGTCTGTTCAAGTGTAGATATGTTGCCTTCTGCGTCTCCTAATCTAGAGACTGTAGATTCTATAGTGCGTGTCATTTCGTTATATTTGCCACGTAATCTATTGAGTTGAGAATTTATACTGACCTGCTGTGTAGACCTCTTTATTTGTCCAGTACAGCTTATTTTAACACCAGAGGGGCTGATTTCTTTACTGGATACTATAGTTTTAACGCCCTTGCAGGTTATAATATCTCCTACTTGAATATTATGGTCTTTTAGCAATTCTATGCTAGAAGGTGTATATGTAAGAGTTTTTAACTTATTTAGCAGTGCATCAGCTACAGAGGTAATTTCAGACGCTTCATTAGCATATAAAATAGGATTATCCTGAATAATATAAGCATTCGTACCTGTACCAGATATAACGCCTATATCATCATCAGATAGTCTTATTTGTATTTTATCTATAGTGGGACAAGCAAATTCTTCTATTATAGTTGATACAGTCTCAGATATTGTAAGACTAACAGATTTATCTGCGTACCATTTTAATTGTAATTTGCCATCTGTATTTATAAATGCGTATGAACCAGAAGCTTGTGCGATATAAGATATAATCTGTCCTGCTGTTATATTAGTGCCATTGAAATTATCTTTGACGCTAAAATCCCCATTGGTAATTGATGTATTGGCAAGACTGATACCACTATACGTACAAAGAGATTGTAGCATCTGAAACATAGATATAGGGAATGTAAGCCCACTTATCCATTCATCTACTATCTTCTCAGATAATTGCTTCATATAGTCATAAGCTGTGATAGAGACTTTATTTTTAACCTTTTTGGCTTCTGAGATATAGAATATACCAAAAGACTTAAATTCTGTGTCATCCATCTGTTTTATAAATACTTCTATTTTATCCTGCTTATAATCGTCTGTGAACCATCCGGATAAGTTATTTATAGCAAAAGTAACTTCTGCACAAGATATAACACCACAGATTAAATCATCACCTGTGTTTATGTCCTGACGTATTTTAACGCCTTCAAGTAAATCCGAATCGGTTATAGTCTTAGTAGTGTTTCCGTGCGTGAAAACTATTTTATTTTGCATTATTTTTCACCATCCTTTTGTATAGCAGAGAACGTGATATTTTGCCACAATCCATTCTTTATAACACCAGAATATAAATCTGTTGAAGAATTAGATGTATAACAATTATAAGTAGATTCTCCTTCTATAGGGTCATAAATAGTAAGGGTATATTCGCCCTGAATACTATTTAACAGTGCTGATACTGTTGCCTGTGTACTAGGTGGTAATGTTATTGTGAATTTGCGTATCTTATGGTATATCCAGTCAATATGCATCACACCATCTTCTGTACGTCCTGAATTCTCAGATTGGAGACTTTGTATCTCTGATTTGATACTCTGGGCTGTATAGGTGGTTGAGCCTATCTTAAATTCACCAATATTCATTTAGTATGTCCTTTCTTCAAAAATTGACGTAAACGCCGCAAACTCTATATATAATATTATAGAGCTTGCGGTAAACACGTCAAAAAATGAGATTTAATATGTTAAGCTATCAGCATATGAAGCGGCGCGATTTTTCATACGGTTGTTACCTCTATTCGCTGAACGTGCAATATCTTCATCACCGATAACCGTTCTATTGTTTTTATTCGATTCATCTATGTCTCTACCCAATTTGTCAATAGCGTCTACTATATCCTTTGTATTGTCCTTGCTAGTATTGTTAAATACCTGAGACACATTAGAGGTCTTGGAATTGTTATAGTTTGTTGTGTATGAATTATTAGTGGTCGTGTTGGCTTTAGGTATATCGGTTTTTGTAGGCATAGATATATTATAATCATACTTTGACCGACGTCCTGCACCACCACCGCGAGTAGAACCTCCACCACCAGTATTATAATCATTATCGTTTGTTGCATTATTATAATCTGGGAACTTTCCACCTCCGCCACCATGTTCCCGTCCAGAACCAGACATAAAAGTACTATCGTTACTGGTTGGGGTCGATTTTTTAAGCTGTTCAATCTCTTTATATGCAGACTCGGCACTATCGCGTAGATTATCTAACGACTTACTCATATCAGAAACATTGTTGACAAATCTACTTGAATACTTGCCAAACTCATCAACTAATTTGGTAAGCAAATTTAAGTCATTATAAGTATCTCTTATAATAGAGTCCAAATCATTGAATGCATCTATTAGTAAAAGTACCTTTGCGTATAATGCCTGAATAGCGTCACATAAATCATTAATAGCTTTAATTAAGCGATTAATACTTTCAATAAGGTTCTCTATACTTTGTATGAAATTATCAATGACTGTTTTTGCGTCAAGTGTTGTGTTATTAAGGTTATCAATATTATTGGCTAATTCTTGAATAGAATTATCAAGCGATATAGCAGCATCTTTAGTACTTATCAGAGAGTCAGTAATTTGATTTATCTCATCGGATTTAGGATAAATTAGATTGATGTGACATTCAAATAATCCATATTCATCAAATAATTTATTGAGTTCATCAATAAGCTTTTGAGCTTCTTCAATCACTTTATCCTTATCGAGTGAGACATTGAGAATTATTTTTGTGTCTTCTATTTGCTTCTTTAAATCCTTGAATTGTTTTAATATCTTATCAGGGTTAAGAAGCGTTCTATCATACTGTTTTTCATTATCAGAGGATGTTGTCGGTTGAGTAGCTGTTGGCTTGGTATTATTGTTATTCTTACGACCTGCGCCACTACCGTTTGTTTTACCACCGCCACTTGTATCATTCTTAAGACTATCGCGATTTATAATATTGAGTTCATCAAAACCACTTATTATGGCAAGCGTCTTCTTAGCTTCTTCCCCTGTCTCAATAATCTCATCTGTAAGACCACTGATTGAATCTGCTAAATTATCTGCGTTCTTAGAACTATCAGGGAACAAATCATCTCTGATATATTTGTCATAAAATTCTTTACTATCGAGAGTGAACATATCCCAAATAGTTATCATAGCTTCAAGTGTCTCTTTAAGACTATCTAGAATATAAACTATAGTTGGACCGAATTGTTCTAATAATAAAGCGCATATCTCACCAACAAGTTCCTTTATGTCTCCCCACGTGTTTTTCATCTGTTGAAGCTTGCCTAATGGTGTGTCTCCCATTGCCGCATTCATACCACCAACCGTGTTACTGACCTTCTGGACAATCAGGTTTACTTTGTCAGCTTCTGAACCATATTGAAGTATCTTCTTTTCGGCTTCGGTAAAATAAATACCTACTTCTTTCAAAGAATCTGCTTGACCACTCAGTGTTTCAGCAAACTTCTTACCCATATCAGTAGCAGTTCCGACAGAAGCATTAAGACCATCCTTAGCAACTATAAGGTCATTCATAGCAGGGACAAGCTTCTCTATACTGGAAATTTCCATCTTGTACATGGAAAGTTGGGCTATGCCTGCTAATTGTACTTCGTCACCTACTACACCTAAATCTTGTTGTGCAGAAGCGAGCTTCTTTATACTGTTAATTTGTGCGTCAGTAGCATTGAGATTTGCTCTCATAGCTGTAGTCAGTTTCTGTTCTGCGTTAAATTGGGTCGTATATGCATTAATACATTCTGAACTAACTTTATGTATTGTAGCTATAATTGCACTGCCTTTAATTACATCAAAAGCATTCTTTATAGATTTTTGCATTGAGTCAGCGGTATTTGATACTTCGCGTAATTCTTGTTTAGCTCCATTACAACCTTTCTTTAACTCCTCAATCTCAGCAGATATTTTAACTTGTAATTCTTCTACAGTCAATTATATATCCTCTCCTTTCTTTGTTTTATTATATTCTTGGTTACGTTTCTGAGCAAAATCTAAGAATTGCTCTTTAAGTAAAATAAGGTCATTAGTCATTCCATTCTCAGGAACGGAATTATCTTGTATTATGTCTTTAGTAAATATAGAAGGATATATATCTTCAATAGACGGCATATCTTCACCGGATAATATACATCCAACGAAATTAGCAGTCATTCTTGCTACATTATATCCATTCATAGTATTTTGCTTCATGATATACTCATTCTGCTTATTATAAGCGTTTATAGAGTCTAAAATCTCAGCGTATGAATAATCATAATATTCACGTATATTTATACCAGACAAGAGGGCTGAATCTTTGATATAATCAAATAATTCAGCCATTGTATCTATATTTAAGTTCTCAGTGCTATCAGGGTTATCTGTAGCACTGGAATTTAGTTTTTTTCGTTTCTAATAAAACCGCTTGCCTTAAATACCTCTAAGGTTAAATTGATAAGGTCAGCCATGCTATTTTCTTCAAGATACTTGTCTACAATATCATAGGTTTCGTTGATAGTGTGCTTAGTCTGAATAGAAGCATGAATGATAGCGATTATATCAGAGATTTTAGGTAATTCACCATCTTTAAGACCTGTGAAAATAGAGATAGGATTCTTGCCTAAATCCTTTTCAAGGTTAATACAAGCACGTGCTGTAAGTCTTAAGTTATATTCAGTGTCGTTTATTTTAAGTGTTGCGAAATTAGTCATGATTAAAAAATTCTCCTATTATATATATGTTTATGTTTTATTCTAAGTTATATATGAGTTTTATATAAATAAAGGGCATATATGGTGTTTATATGCCCTCTATTGTTAAAATGTTATGCTCCTACAGGGTCAGTGACAGTAATGTCAGAGTCAAGAGCGACAGAAGCGACAAAGTAAAGAGGTGCGTTTACAGAAGCCGACTGAATAGTGTTGTGAATCTCTCCTGAGAAAGTGAAAGAAGTGCCATCAGGGAATTCAACCTTGTATTCGTGTGACTTGCCATCCTCAATTGCCTTAAGCTGTCTATAGTTTGAAGTGGTATCTGAATTATCGTAAAGGAACTTGAAGTCAAGAGAGCCATAATCACCAATACCTGCGATATAGCGTCTAGTGCCATCCTTAAGGGAAGTAACATCTACCTTCTCAAAAGTAGCTCCCATATTAGGACATTCAGTAAGACCTACAATCTCAGTATAAGTAGAGCCAGAGCCTTTGATTGAAAATGCAATGCCTTTAGATAAGTATGCCTTAGTAGTATCTGCCATAGTTTTATAATCTCCTTGTTGAGTTAAAAATATATTTTTTAGTTATTTGGGTATCTTTCGTTTAGTGTAATCTCGTAATTGGCTACATACATATTTATATCAGGGTCTAATTTTATATCCTGTCCTGATGTGCGTATAAAGCCATTGAGAATCATAATATCGTCTATCTCATCTAATTTAGAGTCATCTATATATTCATGACTATAAATTTTAAGTGTAACCACGATTCTAGAATAAATAAGGTTTGTAGCCACGACCAAATGATTATTAGTAACAATATTATACGATATGCATGGAAATTTAGCGTTCTGAGGTATATAATTCTCAGAGTAAGTAGGGTACACAGCCCCCAATTCTTTTGTTATAAATTCGCTTATATTTATCATCTGTGAAGCTCCCTTTGCAATTGCTCTCTGAATATTCTTACAATATCTTGTCTGGATTGTTCAAGAGCAGGATGTAAATAAGGCATCGGTTCCATACCTTCTGTTGTATGCCATTCGCCTTTAAGGTCTTGATAAGACCACGGGGTTTTGCGTCCATTGCCATACATGGCATAAATACCAGTACCATATTCAACATAAGGTGCATAGTGGACATTGGTATATACGTATCCTGCCATATCTTCTATTCTATGTGATATGGATTGACGTAATTGTCCAGAATCACCGACAGGACACAATTCCTTGGCTTTATTCTCAACAATATAAGTTGCTTTGTCCAGTGCCGTATTTATAGCGTCATCAGATAATCTATTAACTCTTGAAGCAAAATCATTGATTCTTTCAAGGCTCATTTCGTTACCTTCTTAAGATACAGAGTCTGTTTACCATCGAAAAACGATTTGCCAAAATCAGTTACAACATAGGTTTCGCCATCAGCTATGATATAATCATCAATATCCAGACCTTCGAGTCTATCATAGGGAATTATGCAGATATGAGTTACATCTCTGTATCTAATATCATCTACTGTTTTGTGGTCTGCTGTAAAAAGAAGACCAATGGTATATATATCAGATTCTTTGGTATTTATTTTGCGCCCTTGTGCGTCTACTTCCTGCTTATTGTGTCTATAGATAAGATTTTTTATAAATGCGTTGAACATATCAGATAAACTTTACCTTTCTGAATCTCTTTAATTGCTTATATATTGAATCCGAATAGTCACTATTGTACGATTCACTAGCACCTGCTATACTTTGGCTTGAAATGCCTTCTGAACCTAATCGGTTAAAATCCTCTAGTACCATCTTAATAATGACGTTATCGAATTTATCATCAATATATTTGCATCCTGTATATGTTTTAACGAATGTTTTTGCACTGTCAATAAGCGTTTCTATGAGTTCATTCTTGTCTGTTGTGTTATGCAATAAGAGCTTGATTGTGTCTACAGTTACCATTATTTAACCTCTGGAAAGGGCTGTCGCAATATAGCGACAGCCTCGTATTGTTATGTATTAGCCGCCTGCCTGAGTAGTCTTCTTGACAATCTTTACACACTCAGACTCATCGGTCAGAGCGCATACAAGAACCTGTCTGCCGTAAATAGTATTGGTTCTGGTATTCGGGTCTCTGTCCTGCTCAACCTCTGCATCTTTCTTAATAAAGGTAGTGACTGCATCGGGGGCATAAATCAGAATTGTGTCATCTGCGATAAGCTTACAAGTGACAACTGGAACACCTGCGACAGTACCGATATAACCAGTTCTTACATAGTCCTCAGAGTACTTAAGGTCATCTTTAAGAGCCTTTCTGAGAACACCCGCCATCTTAGGATTGACGAAAGCAGTGAACGCAATCTCAGAAGCCGACTCCTTGTTAAGAAGGGCGAGAGCGTCAACGAATGCGTCAAAACCAAACGAATCTGCTTCTACCTTATTGGTAGTGGTCATAGCCGCTGTAATTGCCTTGGTATTCAGAGCATTGATAAGCTTCTTGGTGAGAGACTCAACGCCCTTGTCTACAAGATAAGGGTCTGTCATTTCGTCCTCATCAGTGTAAGAGAACTTGCCCTGAGTGGTAACAACGGTATACTCTTTTGCGGTATAGGACATGGTAAGACCAGTGGTGTTACCCTTGCCTTCGGTTACATCTGCGACATCGCCAGTTACAGAGTAAGTATTGACCTTCTTCTTCATACCCGCTGACTCTGTAAGGGTATTGTCAAGGGTCATGTAATTCTTAAGGTCTTTATTAGTATTTAAGACCTCTGCCATCTTATTGGCGATAATAAAGTTTTCGTATCTAGTATTAGCCATTGTATTTTTATATCTCCTATTGTTTTAATTTCCTGAGAGTTTCTTGTATAATTCAGGATTTTGTTTATATAAGTTCTGAGCGTCTTTTAAGCTCATTTTACTGAAAGTCTCTTTAGTTATATTATCATTGGATACACTGGATTTAGGTGAATTAGAAGCAAGTCTCTTTTCTACTTCCGCCTTTACAGAAGCTTTGAACGCCTTATCCAGTTTATCTATATTCTCATGCATCGTATCAGCATCGTCAGTAACTACAAGGTCAACCAGTGTAGCAGAGATACCTTTATCAGCTAAAATAGAAGCTGCGGCGGCTTTATTCTCAGCGAGTGTTAATTCGCGCTCTTTATCCGCAATTGCTTGCTCTCTCTGCTGTAATTCATACTCATATTTTTCGGTAGCGGACATAGTAGCCAACTTTTCAGCTTCTTTGACCTTCTTGTTATTTTTAAGCTCTGCTGTCTTTAATGCCTGTGTTACACGTTTATCTGTTTCAGACTGTATCATCTTTTGAACTTCTTCAAGAGTGAATGTAGTCTTTACAGTATCATTTGTATTGGTAGTTTCAGTAGCAGTAGTATTTTCTGCGCCTGACTCATTAGTGATGGTTGTGGTTTCGTTATTCATATATTTTAACCTTTCTAGTTCTGTATGTATTTACAGCCCTATTTTGACATAATAAAAAGAAGTAGCAAGGTATGTATAGGCATACCCTGCGCCTTCATTCAAATAATTCATTACGTATTAAATTGTTGTTTTAACACATAGAGTAAAAATTATTTTGCTAATTTAGCTCTTACTTGTTCTCTCCAACGTTCCGGAACGTCTTCAATGGAAATCTTTCCTGCTTTAATCCATCTGACATAAATATTCACCATATTATTCAACTCCTTCTGTAAGTAAAGCGGCTAACTCCATGACGGCAGATTCAAGGTCAGTGGTTCTTGTTCTCAGTTCTGCGTCAGTGGGGCTATACTTTGGTATATCGCTATCAGTTTCAGTATAAGTGTGTGTAGAATGCTCTGTGTCAATTGCTAAGTTATAAATAAGCCCTGTATCCTCTTGTAAGATATACTTGGTCTTATCTGAGTAAACCTTATAAAGGTTTACTCCATCGGCTCTTGTTTTATAAAATTCTCTTACTATCATGTTTTTTAACTCCTTGATTTATTTTATTGGTATTCTTCGGGAATGGCGCATATATCCGGATAATCTTCAATGGCTCTGAATTGGTCTGCGTATGTTGACCAGTTGGTAGCGGATTTATATGTATCAAGCATCTCTTGTAAAACATATATATAACCAGTGCCGGATTCAATTGGTGTGCCTGTAAGACCACTAGCATCTATGGAAGGCTTATTAGTGCCACGAATAATAAGGGTCTTTAGGTTGCTACAACTTGTAAAACTTTGCATTAACCATGAACTAGAAGCAGGATATATGTCAATCTTATTTATAAGAGTACAACTATAAAAATGGTATCCTGTATCATAATAACACTCTGCTTTGGGCTGAATAAATTGTCTTAGGCTTGAACATCCATTGAAGACATTCATGCCAATTGTACCTGCCAGATTAGGTAAATATACACTTGTTAAATTGGAACACATATAAAAAGCGTTAATAGGCAATTGCCAAATGTATGGGGCATTTACCGTTTTTAATCCTGTATGGTTTGTAAATACAGAAGCCTTATAATCAGTACCTTCATAGCTAAAATCTTCAAGTGTATTCTCAAAAAGTTGTTTGAAGTAGGTTGCTTCAGGGATTTTTGCTATAGCCCTTTTATACTTCTCAACATTATAATAGAGGTTATTATCAGTAAGGGTTATGTCCCCTGTTGGTGTTATACCAGTGGTTATACTGTTTATCTTAGAGGGCATATCAGAGGGCTTCATGGTATCAGTGGTATTTGTTTTGCTCCGAATCGCGTTTGCTATATCGGTTAAAGTTTTATCTTGAATTATCTT